AAGCATGGGGTTTCACGACAGTACGCTTATGAAATCTGTAAGCGTTATGATATTGCTCCTGTCAGTCGGAGGAGTCTGCCACTAGGTAGCCGAGATTGGGAATAAAGGAATATGACTTTCCTGATGCTACTATGTGCGCGGCTGACCCCCTAGAACATCGTTCTGATATTGTTACCTTGGCAACCTCTAGTGCTCTTTGGTTTTCAAAAGAAAGTTCTAGGCAGTTTCCAGCCATATAGACTGACATTGTTAAAGCCTTTGATTTTGTTTTCTTTTTGTTGCTCGTGGTTTTTTTAGGTTTAGCAACCTCGTCTGCCCACGGTGGACTTACTTTCTTTGGCTGTGCCATTGCTTTCTCCATGTTATTATTATAGTTATAACAAAGTTGTCAGGGTGACAAGTAATAGGAGATGACATGCCCCGCAAACAAAATAAAAAAGAAAGCAAGAGTGCGGCAGACAAAGCGGTTGTCGAGCTAGATGAAAGATTTAGTCTCGATAGCTATGATGGAATCATTGGTAGCCTGAAGGTCGTAGCGGAGGGGATAGTTAATGAAAGTCTCGCCAGAGATAAGGCTGATCTTCTTCTCAAGGTTTTAGGTTCCGCGAGATTAACAATTACAGAGAAGAGGAAAACATCTGCCATATCAAACAAGGCAGTTGAGTCATCCAGTGTTAGCAATTCGTCTGCTGGCATAAGCTCAAGCGGTCCATTCGCTGTGTATGCGCTACCGGATAAGAAATGATTAAACCGGGTGACCCCGACTTTTGGAACCCAGAGAAGTTTCTCCCGCAGCTAAGTGTGCGAACAAAGAGCGGGAGCATCGCTCCGTTTAATCTCTGGAGCCATCAGAGGATACTAAGTGCGGCGGTTATCCGATGTTATCAAGAAAACAAATGGTTATGTCATGTTAAGCCGAGACAAGAAGGAAGCTCAACCTTTTTCACAGGGGTCTTGTTCCAGCATGTTGCGTTTAGGTCAGGCTGCTACGCAGGAATAGTGGCCCATAAAAGAGAGGTTTCTGAGAAGCTGGCAAGGATTGCGATTCGATTTCATCAGACATGCCCAAAAGCAATCCGGCCATACAAAACGCCCGGACTTAAAAGAACGCTTGAGATACCGAGAGACGATGGTGGTGATAGTCTTTTAACAACCGCATCAATAAAAGATGACGAACCTCTGCGCGGTGATACAGCGCAGGTTGTCTTAGCAACAGAGATTAGCTCGTGGAAGGGCAGGGCCGGAGAAGACGCTTGGACATCTGTCCTTAATGCGGTTCCCGAAGAAGGTGGGATTATCTTTGGTGAGAGCACGCCTAAGTATTTTGGTGACCAGCTACATAAAGTGTTTGAAGATTCGCATAGACCCGGCTCTAAGTGGCTGTCTGTTTTTATACCTTGGACATTTGTTACAGAATACAGCAGGGTGGTTCCTGCTGGGTGGGTTCCACGGCCAGAAGTCCTAGACTATGCGAATAAGAATGGCTTGACCCCAGAGCAAGCCCATTGGATGCAAGCTGTCGGACTTCCAAAATGTCGAAATAACTTATCAAAGTTTCAGGCAGAGTATCCAATAAACGAGCTTGATTGTTTCGGTCTTGCTGGTGATCCGGTGTTTAATAGTGGAAAACTGATGGCTGTTCTTAAGAGCATTGACGGGGCCACCGGGATTGCAAGCGAGGCCAAAGAGTTTGAAGAGTTTCAGGCACCAAACATTGAGCATAGATATATTATTGCCGTTGATCCTGCATCGTCTTGGTCTAAAAAGGATAAGTTTGGCGTAGAAGTGTTGGATTTATTTACTTGTGAGCAGGTTGCTGAGTATGAGGGCCACATGGATGCGTACAACATGGCGAATATGTTGGCCAAGCTTGGGGCAAAATATAATAAAGCAACTATATATGTCGAGGCAAATGGAGTCGGTGATGCTCTTCTAAGTCATCTTCTTTCGCCATCTATAGCTTATAATATGGTGTATCATAGAAAATCAACAAACCCGCTAAACAGAAGTGGAAGTGCCTCTGTTCCGGGTTGGTGGGCTTCTGCTGCAACCAAGTCGGCTGCGATAAGTTTTTTGCAAGAGCTTATTGATGATAATTCTATTACGATACATTCTCAGAGGTTACTGAGACAGTTGATTCAGTATCGAGGACAATGGGATAAGCTTGCTAGAGATGCAGAGGGTGGACATTACGATCTCACCGCAGCGTTTGCCCTAGCTGCGTGGGCGTACCGGAATGAGGTTAAACGAGGTAATATACGGAACAGCCGCAGCAATTCAGAGGTTCGCAAGGCAGCTTGGAACAGGCTATTAGAACGACTAGAGGGATCAACGGAGAGTGATTGGAACAATCGCTGGGGTCAACACAAGTGAGGTAATTATGGCTAATGAGAACAGTGATGCGTTTCTTCCCGTAGATAACAGCAAGGAGGACAAGAACCGCAGACGGATGCTTGCTCTAGTACAGCAGACCGAAAAGTGGTATGAGGATAACTTGGCCGAGGAAGCCACCAGAAACCTTGCGTACTACAGGGGCAAGTTCTGGGCTGGTGACGGACACGCTGTCAACAAAAAGATTCGTAGTTATGCAGCTCAAAAGAATGAAGTATTTCCCATCATAGATACTATTGTCTCAACGCTTGCTATGGACCTACCTCAAGTTGAGGCGCTTGACCAGCGAGCAAGAACGGCTGATCAGCCAACCAGACCAACGGATAAGACTATTCAGGGAAGGCGAATATCTGCGGTTCTAAACTGGTTTGCAGAGGAGGACGAATTAGATTCTGTTGTTCAAGAACTTGTTCTTCATGCTCTTTTGTTTCGTTCCTCTGTTGTTAAGGTTTCTTGGTCTAGTTCTTTGGGTCGGCCTGTTTGGAGAACAAAACTACCGTGGGAGGTACACTTTGACCCTATGGCCAAGAGGGTTGCCGATGCCGCTTGGTGCTTTGAAAGATTTACCCTGCACATAGATGACCTTCGATCTAGGATTGATTCTAAGGTTTATACGAAGGTTAAAAAGGGGATTAAAGCAGACTCATATCCTAGAACCCTAATAGATCAGTACGATAAAGACCTTGATTCTAAACAGGAGCAACTTAAAAGTTTAGGTCTTAAGGAATATATCTCTCTAGTTGAGTTTTGGGACTTTAGAAGCGGAAAGCTTTTCCATATACACCCACCAACGGGTCAGATATTGATGGAGACAACAATACCGTATGGTCGTCCTTACGAGGCATTGGTGTTCCATAACGGTGTTGGGCGAATTGATGGCATCCCAGATGTCACTTTGATTGCAGAGATGCAGAGGGACATCAACGAACTGGTAAGTGCTAGGCGAGAGATTGTGTCTAGGTTGCCTAAGCGTATGCTGGTTGATGCAACTCTGTTTAGGTCGGACGATGAGTTCTCTCGTTGGAAAAACTCTCGGACATGGGAACCTCAACTGGTTCAGAAACCTGTCGATGGAAAGATTGCTGACCGTGTGTTCGTAACTCCGAGCATGGATACAACCTTTGACTTCAATCGGACACTTGAAGATGAGGTTCAGGGTGTCCGAAGAATTGTTGGAGAGGCAGATTATCAGAGGGGTGTTGTTAAGAATATCCGAACGGCTGCGGAGGTTGATGCGCTTAGAGGATCTATTGAGGGCCGAGTTAATATACGAATGAGAAAGCTTGTTAGGGTTGTGAAGGCATTGTTTGAGCTTGGCCAAAGCGTTACTCGCTGGGCGACACTCAATCCAGAAGACTCTCGGATTGATTTAGCCAAGATTGCAACGATGACACAGGTTGATGTTGGTGCTGAGATCGTGGCTAAGGATTTCACAGAGGGTGTTGTTAACTTTAGATTATTACCATTCTCTCCGCTTATGGAGGACAAGCACACACGAAGAGACTCCCTGACTCAGCTTCTACCTACGCTGTTGGGAAGCCCCCTGATGGATCACCTAGACAAAAAAGAACTAATGAAGGAGATTATAGAGTTGTATGGCTGGAGGCCGTCAATAATGATCCCAGAAAAAGCTGGCCTCGCTACGGATAAAGAACTGTCGAGCGCACAAGAGGTTCAGGCGGCGCAAGCGCAGCAACAAACGCAAGCGGCAGCACTTCCGGCAGAAGGGCCGGTTGAAGAACCCATGCCTGAAGGGTTACAACAAGCTCTGTCACCAATCGGTCAGGCATAGGGGGAATTATGCACTTTAAGGAATTAGCAGGAAAGGCAGCTAAGGGAAGCAAGAAGGCGACTTCAGTGTTTCTTATGATACTTCCCAAGGGCATGATGCCAGAAGGCGCAGATGCAGAAGAGTTTGCGAGTAAGGTTTCTGAAGACGAATCTGTAGAAGATTACGAACTAGAGAAGGACTCTTTCTTCGATTATATGGATGTTGACGAGGAAGATGTAGAGAGCGATGACCCTAATTTGGACGAGAAGGGCACCGGATTCCCCGATCTGAAGCTAAAGAAAGCCATATTCGATGCTATTGAGCCTCTTGATTTGCCCGAAGAGGCAGTGAAGGCTGTGTGTAGTGCTGTATATGATGGTATACTGGGTGGAGACATATTCCCAAGGTTGGAGAAGGGACAAGAGAAGGCCCACAACAGTAATAGTAATGACGATGAATCAGATTACTAATGCCATTATTTAATTATAAATGCGCCGATGGGCATCGCTTTGAGGAATTGGTCCGAAGGAGGGATGTGAACACTCTTGCTTGCCTTGCTGAAGGCTGCAAGCGTCTAGCGCATCGTGAAACTGTCTATGCTGTCACAACTGTTGGCCCAGTATTTGAGCATATGGAGGCGTATAACAACAGCCTACTTAGCAAAAGACAAAGAAAAGAAGGAATGGAGCTTCGGTCTGCAAAGGACATAAGAAAGATGGAGGAAGAGCTTGGCCTACGGAGGGTCTGCCCCCAGAGCGCACACGGAAAACAACTTTTAGAACAACAGGTAGACGACCATCGTGATATTAGCAGAGTGAAAGAACGCGATGGCGTTGAAGCTTCGGTTGATCATGTCTACAAAACAGAGATGACAAAGCACACAGGATGGACAAATGGCGAGTACAGTAATTGGAAATCAACCCACGATGCCGCAGTCACCTCCGCCAAGCGGGGCGACATCGACCTCTCCTCAACTAAGCGAGGAGCAACTGCAAAATCTCCCGTTGGAGGAACTTGAAGCATTAGTCTTTCAACGGGCATCAGAATTACAAGAAGCAATGAGAGGTACGGATATGGCAAATATGGAAGCACCTATGGCAGAAGCACCTATGGCAGAGGGGGCAGCACCAGCAGCAGCCGGAGGAGCAGGGCTACCCCCTGTGAACCCAGGGCTTGTGATGGCAGCTACTTCAGTCCTAGTCACTGCTGGATTATTGACGGAAGCAACAGATCAGTTGACCCCAGAGGTTGTAGCTGCGCTGCAATCTTTGGTTGACAAGATAAGGCCGGGGCTTTATGACTTGTCCGTACCAGAAGAACTGATGGAGGTTATGAATGGACTTGCAAACGGAACAATCGGACTCAATGTCGCAGAAGACGCAGCCGCCGCCGCCGAACTCTCAGCAGGGGCAGGAGCAGGAGGCCCAGCAGCCGGACCTGCCGGACCAGCGATCTGATGAAGTTGTTGGTGGGGATCTTGAAGAAAGTTCTATTAGTGGGACTGATGAAGAAGTTGTTCCAGAAGGACAAGAAGAGCTAGAGGCAGTAGTTGCCGAGGTAGAGGCAGCCCCTGAAGCCGAGATAGAGGCTGCTCCCGAATCTTCCATAGGGCAGGAACCGGCTGAACTAGAGCCTGTCCAATACGAATCTATACAAGATGTAGTATCATCACTAGACGATATGACCCCGGAGGTCCGCAGCCATGTCGGGCCTATCGTTGGTTTGTTAAAGGATGTTCACGCCGAGTATAAGGTTGCTACAGATCAGTACAACAAGGCCCGTCAAGAGCTTCATGCCTTCGCTGCGGAAATGAAAGACTACGGGGTAGAGTCCGATGTTGTTGTAAAGCGTTTTGAGACTCAGCAACACCACATAAATACTCTCAATGCTGCTTGTGTAAATACAACTTGGTCGGCTTTCTCCAGACTGCACCCAGAATACTCTGGCCTAACCCAAAAAACTAAAAATAATTTTAGTGAGATTGTTAACTCAATGTTGGATAGGTTTCCGGGGGAGACAACACTTGACAAACTTGAGGGGGCTTACAAATACGCTCAGTACACGACCGGAGAAATCGCTGCGAAGAGGGCCGAAACCCCCAAGGCAGAACCAAAGGCAGGGGTTAAGGCCGAGCCAAAACCAGCAAAGCCTGTCAATGTTAACAGTAAAGCACAATCACTTGTCGCAGACGGCACCACCCCACTGTCCAACCCAGTATTGGATGTTGACGACATGTCATGGAACGAGATATTGAATCGTCATCTTCATTTGTTAGAATAGTGTTGAAGATGTTTCATTATTAAAAGGAGTCTTAGATGGCACTCTTAGAGTACGCTACCTTTACAGTACCCGATGTCGTGAAGAAGTCGGTTGTATCTTTCTATAACCAAGATCCACTGCTTCAGGCATTGCAGTCTCGTCACAAGGTCAAACGATCTGGTGGTACTGAGGTTCGTATTCGTCGAGTCAAGTCTGCTCACTCACAGGTAGTCGAGATTAACGCGACTAATATGAGTGTTCCCCTGTCCAAGACCGAGACTTTCGGAACTCTGACAGGTGATTGGGCGCGATATATTAAGCCAATTATTCTGCCTCACTTCGACCGTGATCGTATGCAGAGCAAGGAAGACCGAGCCAACTGGGTTAAGGATACTACCGAAGCTGCTATGATGAGCTTGAAGAACGATGTCCTTCGTCGTCTTTACATCGGTGATTCCACAACTACAGCACTCGCTGGATTGGGAAGCTTGAATGGAACTTACGGAAACGGTACTGCTTCTGGATTTACCCGTGGCGCTATTGAGTTCGTTACTCCCGTGTCTCAGGCATCAACAGGAAACAGCTATCTCGGTCAGGCTCGCCTGAACGATACTACTGACTTCGTAAACAACTGGCACAACCAGTTTGTTGCTCACACAGCAATCGGAACTGATTTCTTGAGCAAAGCTGAAGAAGTCAAGATTACTGCTGACAGCTTCGCTGACGACTCTGAGGGTATTTCTCTCGGTATTCTTAGCATTGCTGACCAAGTTGCCCTTGGTGACGAGGTTCGATCATACCCCGGTGGCGCTAACGCATCTGCTATCATGTACACACCAGAAGACATCAAGTCTGGTAAGGCTCATCCTACAGTCTGGATGGTCGGCGGTGTTCGGTACTACAGCAACCGTTGGATGACAGCAACTAACATGGGTAAAACCGAAGCTGCTTACTTGTTGAACCCAAATCAGATTGAATACTGGGTCAACGCTAATAACGACTTCCGTACTACGAAGTTTACTGATCATCTTGCGACTTCTAACCAAGATGCTGACATCGGTTACATCATCATGGAGTCTCA